ACTGGCCGTCGATTAGTAGCGCAAAAAACGCGCTACTAATCGCCGTCCAGCGGCTGGGCTTCATCCCTGCGGTTGGTTTGTTGGTTCGCTAGGGGTACCATTAGCTAAGTCCGCCGACGGCTCAGAGACCGTCTCAGGCGGTGTGTCGGCAGGTGGAGCAGATTGGTGCTCTGTACCAGGACGCACCTCCGCTAGACCGTGCTCGACCAACGCCATGACGTTTTCTGGATCCTCGGCAAATTCCACAAATTCCGCAGGGTCATTATTGAAGCGTTTACGCACAGCTGACGGTAGCTCCTCGAACAATTGTTGAGCGAACAAGACTTTATCCATAGCGTCGCGGTACTCAATGCCGCTACTTAGATCCATGTAGAGACCAGGACGGTTGTTTACGTGCTCTAGATACCCGGTACGCTGGTACCGGGCCATAATAGCGTTGATGTCGCACTCATCCACAAATGATTGTTTCGTAAGACTTTTTTCCATGCTAGACACCGCGTAGCGGCGATTTTTTTCGCACCTAACGGGCACGCTTACCTCACATCCGTGCAATTTACTGTATACACGTACAGTACTGGACATAGATACACTGGTTGTATTATCAGTACTGGTTGTATTATCAGTACTGGTTGTATTATCAGTACTGGGTTTTCTATCAGCTTTTTTAACCATTGGTTTATTCTCCTGTACGTTTATTAATCAATTATTCCACCAGTCGCGCAATATCTGCCGAGGTGTCCGAGTATCCGGGCCACGACGAGCGTTACGACGGCGTTGAGCATCACGCCTACGATTAGCACGGGCCTCACGCTCCCTTCGGAGCTGTTTCGCCCTTTGGCGAGCACGCCACTCGGCACGGGCCGAACTCACAGGTACATCCGTTCCACCTGTATAATCATCCAGTAGTTCGGCAACGGCATTTTTGCCCATATCAATGCCTTTAGTAACGACATCACCAGCAAGACCACCTATAGCAGTGGGTGCTGAGTATCTAGACAGTTGTGCTCTATTAAGATCAACACGACTCATAATCTCACGATTAGTTGCGCGCAAATTTTTGAGCTCCTCACGAGCACGCGAGTACTGCAACGCAGTAGCAGCAGCAGCAGCAGTAGGACTTAGCATATTGGCCGTTGCACCAGGCGGAGCAGATGCGCCGTCACCGGCAGCCAAAATAGGATTAAGACCAGCCGCACGCATATCAGCAACACGACGCCGAACAGCAGTATTGGACAATCGCTCCTGGAACCGCATTTGAGCGTTAGCCATCTGCCGATTTTGACGATTAGCATATATTTGACCTGCTACACCGAGCGCAGAGCTCGCCAGCATGCCACCAGCAACAGAAAGTACCATATTATAACTCCTGTATATCCAAACAGTGTAAAGATAAGAGCGAAACTCATACCAATTAAAAGTAACATCATATAAAAACCCATAGATTAGATACCTCCATCAAAAATGATCGATCAATCCAGGAACCGAGTACGTTGGCATAGGACGAGCACAGATAAAACGAAAGTGCATATCCATAATAAAATGGGGCTCACTTGGCACCGCTATCACTCGATCAATGGGAGGATCCTCTTGAATAAACTGGCTCGATAATGTAGGCAACGTCGTAAAATCCTGAGAGAGATGCCAAACATCCAACGACTGCGGATGGTCAGAGCGAAAAAGACCAGTGATTTGGCTAGGCTTATAGCGATATTCAGCATAGCGCTCTTGATAACCAAAGGCAGAATTGTCGGTCTGATGTGCAACAGCTCCCTGAGCATATATCTCCTTATTGAGCACCTCTTGCTCACCTAGATGGGCCAACGCTGGCCAATAATAGTCAAAACGAGTCTGGCGTGACCACATACGATTCAACCCTTTTTGATAGGTCAGATCAGCACGTACACTTGCCAGTCCAATAATAACGCAATGCTCGGTAAACGATTTACTGAACGAGTGTCCAGTATCACTAGCAGTACCAAACGCAGCCAAATTACCCTGAGGCGTCGCATTGGGATCAGTAGGAGCCGTCTGAGGAACACTGGTTAAATTAACAGGTGTACTACCTCCACCTAGATACTCTGGACGTTGCAAACGACTATCGGGAGAAACCACACCAAAATGACTGTGTATAATCTCAGTGTATCTGGTACCACCACGCGCATCCCTTTCAAACATGCGCTGTATTTGAAATGACTCACGCAGTGCATTTATTGTAGTAGCAGTTGCAGAAGACAAATCAGCAGTCAGCGTAACACCTGAACTATCTGTCTCTAACGCCGGATCAGTCCACGCAGCACGGTTAACCTGAGGCGTACCATAAGGCGGCGCGGAATCCCATTTCATCGATTGGGTCTGATCCTGGAAATTAATACCACTAATATTAGTAGTCTGGACACTATCATGGAAAGTAGGCTGACCATTACCAGATGATACAATAGGCATACTGGATGGAAGACCAGTAACAGGTGCAAATCCGCCTATAGGCAACTCTACTGCCGGACCTTTTTGTGGCCAGGGCAAACACGATGTAAAATAATCATGACGTTTACCGCGCCTCAATAATTGATAATCAGATATTGGATCGGGACCGTCATCAGTATGAACAGGCACGCTGTCCTGCAAATTCTGATCGCGAAACCACTCATTATAGATAAGATTATACGCACGATGATGCAACGCATTAACCTGGAGACCTATAGTGCCGCCTATCTGTATATTAAGAGGAAGACCAAAGTAATCGTGTATCGATCCAGCAGCAAAAATACCAGAATCCAGGGATGGCACTAGATAATCGGTACTATCTCCTGGATTAGTCTGCTCACCATTAAACTTCTCCCAGTTGTCCCAAAGTAGACGATTGGGAACAGCAAAAAACCAAGTATCCAGGTACATATTATCCATAACCGGTTTTAACGGTGTTGCCAAACGAGCAAAAAGAGACGCCGAAAGACTAAACGTATCACCAGGCAGCGCCTCGTCAACAAATATAGGCACGAGCCATCCGGCATCAAACGTGGTTTTATGGCCATGAGATCGGTTAAACTTAGATCGCTGTACATTAACACTTGGCACTTGAGAAAAATGTGATTGAGAATTACTCTTCATGATATCACTCCCGTAGCTTTATCCTTTTCAATCTCGTCTAGATCATCCTGTAATGTACCAAAATCATCATCAGCAAATAAATCGTCAATATTCTGATGATCAAGAACAAATGTTGTTGCGTGACAAATAAATAAGTGCTTTTCATAGCAATCAAAGGTACCAGTAGCATCACAAAAGACACCAAGCTCATAAAGCCTAAAATCAGCTGGATGTCTATACAGCATAGAATCAGGATTGCGTACAGTATCTGAAAAACTACGCATCGCAACGCTCTTATTAGGATAGAAGACAGGAGGACCATAAGTCTCTGCTTTATCATCGAAAATACTATATACTCTAAACTTAGCCATTATAACTTCCTCTTAAGGTTTTTAATCTGAGATTGTTTAACTGTTTTTTTAACCAGTAGTCTGTCACTAGTATTATCATGGGCCCATTTTTCTGCCTCCTCTCGTCGTTGTTGTTTAATTTCTAAAAATTTCTCGGGTTCCTGGATTTCATAGAGTCCATCATAGTATTTAGGTATCTTACACTGCTTGCCGCGAACAATTACCTCATCTGACGGATAAAGATCCGTTTTAAATCTCTCGTACCATCCTTTACCTATTCCTGGGCGTCTACTCATCGTCACGTACTCTGGTTGCAAATCAATAATTTCACCGGTTTCGGGATCATAACGTTCATAGTGCGCCTTAGCCGGTGGGCCTGTAATTTTTTTGGTGACATACCTGGCAACATAAGCAGCAGATTCAAAGGTTAGATTACCAATCATACAGTTACCTAGTCCCCACGTATCATCCAGGATACTGGATGTATAAACAGTATCACCGTTGTGATTAATAGAGTGAGGTATTTTGTCGGGAAAGTCATAGCCAAACAGACACGCGTGATAGTGAGGACGCTCAGTCTGATCACCATATTCACCACAGTGGTAATAGCGTATTTTTTTACCTGTACGTTTACGCAGTCGCTTGAAAAATAGTTGGCTATCGCGTTTGTTAAGACTTGCATAATCAGGCAAATCCTGGTCACGGTAGGTCATTGTGATGAAACAATTATCATCATGTAGAGATGCCTCGTGCATGCACCGTACTGCCCACTGGCGAGACCGCTCCAGGCGGCAACCGATACACTGGCCGCACGGTAATTGTATCGGTACGCCGTCACCAGGCGTGAACTGGATATTATATTTGCCATCCGGTCCCTGATGAAGGGACCGAGTAGCAGTGATTGGACTATAACAAGGCATCTGACTAAAGTCGTATGCCACCTCGCATGATACGACGTGGGCGATTACGCTTACGGACCTTAAAACCCTTACGAAATGTACGTTTACTCTTACCACGGCTCATTCTGCGCCGATGTCTCATATGTCACCTCCTGTTAGTTGTTTTTTAACCATTCTGGTTAGTTTTCAGACACCACACGAGTCGTTGGTGTCAGTCAGAACAGTTACATCAAGGGATATCTGTTCTGACGAGGTTTGTCAACCCTTTTTGCTAACGCCCTCCCGTTGGTCGGTTGTTGGCCACTGGCCGTCGATTAGTAGCGCAAAAAACGCGCTACTAATCGCCGTCCAGCGGCTGGGCTTCATCCCTGCGGTTGGTTTGTTGGTTCGCTAGGGGTACCATTAGCTAAGTCCGCCGACGGCTCAGAG